CCTAGAGTTCAATTAAGAGCTTTGGGTATTGCAGCGTTAATGGAGTCGATGAACCAAAAGGACGAACACAAGGTTATAGATGGTCAGCTTACAGCCAGAGACAGTGAGTTATCTCGCATCGCTTCCGACCTTGGAATTGACCCGCGTCTTATCGTTGATGGATCAGCAAAAACAGATAGCGGCGTTGGTAGCGTTGAGGGATGTACCGTCAAGGCAGCAAAGTGAATCTAGTCGAGACATCGAACGCAAGCGCGAAGCACGCAGCGAGTCTGCACGCGTAATCATTCCAGAGATTGCGGACATCGTTCGTCGTGAAAAGTGCTTGGCGGATCCAGAACGGTTCCTTCGAACTTACTTCAGTTCAATCTTTTACAATCCGTTTGCGACGCATCACCTTGCGATGATCGACGCGATTTACGAACGCTGTTTCAGTGGTGGAGATAAAGCGGTAGCAGCACCTAGAGGTGACGGTAAGAGTCAAGTAACGATCGGGATGGTAGCCTATGCGCTTGTTGCAACTCCAATCCGGTTCCCAGTCTTCATCGCACAGACAACCAAAAAAGCATCGAAGCTGTTTAAGCAATGCAAGACCAAGTTCAGTAACGAACGCAAGTTCCCTGAGTTCTTTGCAGACTTTCCAGAGATAACAGCTTGCGTTAAAGCACTAGACGGTGCACCACAGCGTGCAGCGAAGCAACACGTTGACGGACACAAGACCGACATCATCTGGAGTCAAGAAAAGATCCGTCTTCCGTATGTTCCTAGTTCTCCGTTCGGTGGAAAGCTATGCGTTTACTTTGGGCTCGATGCAGCAATCCGAGGTGAAGGCGACGACGAGGACAGGCCTGACTTAGCGATCATCGACGATCCTGAAACGAGAGACGTTGCGTTCTCCCCGACGAATCGACACGAAGATATTGAGGACATGATCGACAGCGACGTTGCGGGCTTAGCAGGTCCAAACAAACGAATCAGCCGAGTCGTTCTAACTACTATTCAGAATCGAAAATGCTATTCGTATCGAGTCACATCCAGACAGCACAAACCAACTTTTGCAGGTGATCGCTATGGCATCTTGTCAAGCTGGCCAGAACGCGAAGACTTGTGGGATGAGTACATTGCACTTCGTAAAAAGGCACAATCCGAAGGTGACAAGGACGGCAAGCTAGCTACGCAGTTCTACCGAGACAACTATGAATCTATGAACACAGGTTCTGTCGTCACGAATCCTCATAGGTTCGTTTCGGATCTAGATGAGAACGGCAACCAGCTAGAGATCGATGCACTGCAAGCGTTTTACAACAGAGTATCAGACTGGGGATTAGATCGTGTCTTGGCAGAGCTCCAAAACGAACCAGCGGAAGAGGAAGAACCGGAAGGACTCGGCCTACTACCTGGAACAGTCGCGTCTCGCATGAGCGGTTTAGCACATGCCGAAGTTCCAGCAGGCTCGCGAGTGTTCTTTGGTTGCGACGTTGGCAAGTACAAACTCGACTGGGTTAAGATCGCTTTCCACGGAAACTGCGTTGGTCACGTAATCGACTACGGAGAATGGAGCGTCATAGGCACCGACACACGTAGCAGCGACGAAGCAACCGAGATAGCCATCCTACGAGCACTCCACGAGCTAAGACGGTACGCACTAGCACAGAACAGGCCAGAGTTTGGATTCATCGACTCAGGCGATTTTACCAATGCAGTCTACGAGTTCGTCCGTCAAACAGGTGCACCATTCGTAGCTTCGAAAGGCCACGACGATGGCCGCATGAACTACAGCGGAGAAAGTTCCGAGAAGCGGAGATTCTTCGACGAGTGCAGAGCGGATTTTCAGTTAGAGCAGCGTCTGTGGTTGTACCACGTAAACGCACATAAATGGAAGTCGGAAGTTCAGCAACGCTTCGCAACGAACACATTCGACGAAGCCCACACATTCAACGACGGGAGTTTATCTGTATGGAGTACGAAAGATCCGAAAGAGCACTTGCAATACGCTCAGCAGATTTGCGCGGAGGAACGGCAGGAGGTATTTATCGAAGGGAAAGGATTACAAAAAAAATGGGTCGTGAAAAGTCGAAACAATCACAAGCTAGACGCGACAGCTCTAGCGATTTGCGCGGCAGCTTGCATGGGAATCAAGGTGATACCGAGGCAGCAACCGATACGACAGCATCAGGAATCGAAACCACGAACACCGCCACCAGCGAACCGATTCCGACAGAGACCAGGTGGATGGGTTCCGCGAAGGTAGTGGACGACCGTATAACATCTGCTATGCCAGTTCCTAGAGTAAGTTCCTTTGTAGCTCAACCTTGCTCGTGCTGCACTGCATTGCGTCCAGCCGATACGAACTACAGCCGAGTGGTATCGACGCAGGGAAGAATTCGATACTGCAAATGCACGTTTTGCGGTAACACCTGGAAAGAGCAGGGCTAGTTTACAGGCCGTGTAAACCGTGAGTTCCTTCAACGTTCTGTCCGTGCGATTCTTAATGCATGGACGCGGCCAATCTTCTTACGCAAATCGAAGCAGCGATCGAGGCACTCTTAACGGGTGGTGCTCAGTCGTATTCTATTGGCACTCGAAGCGTCACAAAGCTTGATCTGAAGTCGTTATTTGAAGAACGTCGGATGCTTCAAACAGAAGTGCAGCGTTCTTCCGGTGGTTCAGGTGCGTTCAGCCTCGCGAAGATGGGGAGACGACGATGATAGTCTCTCTCGATTATGACAACACATTTACAGCCGATCCAGTTGCATGGCGTTTCGTTGTCGCGGCACTCAACGCAAGAGGGCACGCAGTAATTTGTGTAACCGCCAGAAACGAAACTCCAACAAATAGAGAAGTCCTAAAACACGAGTTACCAAACGGTGTTCAGGTCGTTTTTGCTGGAGAGCAACCCAAAGAAGTTGCCGCCATCAAGCACGGATATCTAGTGGACGTATGGATTGACGATCGACCTGATCGTATCAAGTCTCCGGGCGTTCGAAGATCGCTTGGGCCAAGCAAGCCCAAATTGGCAGGTAGGTATCGACGATGAACCTGTTAGACAAGATCGTTGGCTACTTTTCTCCACATGCAGGTTTGCAACGTGCACAGGCACGCAAAGTACTCCGATCCTATCAAGGTGCGGAAGCAAATCGGCTAACCAACCATAAAAAGCCACGCAACCAATCAGCCGATCAAGAAATGATGGGGCCATTCGGTGCGGATGCGTTACGTGCTTGGGCTCGTGCTTTGGTTCGTGACAACGCTTACGCATGGAACGTAGTTGATACCATCGTGTCAAACGTAGTGGGTGATGGCATCACCGCACAATCGACCTATGAAACGCCGGAAGGTGAAGACGTTGAAGATGTCAACGACATCCGTGACAAAACGTTTGCGGAATGGTGCGAAGTTGCAGACATCAACGGTGAGTTGACTTTTGCTGAGATTCAGATACTCGCGCAACGGGAGATGGTCGAAGCTGGCGAAGTTCTGATTCGCAAGATTTCGACACCGAACAAGACCTACAAAGGAATTACTCGCCCGGTTCCGTTTGCTTTGGAATTGATTGAAGCAGACCGCATCTCGATGGAGCGAGACACATTCGCGACTCGAGTCAATAAAGAGAATGGCAATCGAGTTATTCGCGGTGTCGAGCTCGACGATAAAGGCAAGCCAGTTGCGTACTGGATCTATCCAGAACATCCAAACAGTCCGTACACGGTTCAGAACCAAGTACCTGAACGCATCAACGCTTCCGAGATCATTCACTTGTATCGCAAGGATCGAGTTGGACAGACTCGAGGCGTTACTTGGTTTGCTCCAGTCATGTCGTGGATGCGAGATCTGGGCGTTTACGTTGACAACGAAATACAAGCTTCTGCCGTGGCATCTTGCTTTGGTGTTGCGATTAAGTCCGACATGCCCATCGGTAGCCTTATGCCACCGAACGGCGAGGACACGACAGACACCAGCGGCAATAGCTTGGAATACCTAGAGCCCGCAATGGTCGTTCGATTGCGTCCAGGTGAGTCGGTCGAATCTATCAATCCAGGCCGTCCAAACTCAGCAAGTGAGCCGTGGATCAATCTGATGCTTCGCGGTATCTGTGCAGGCACTGGTACGAACTACGAAGCAATTGCCAAAGACTTCTCGAAGACTTCCTACAGTTCGTCGCGTTCGTCAAAGCTAGAAGATCGACCTCGATACAAACGTGGTCAGAACTACATGGTCCACCATTGTTGCTTACCAGTCTGGGACGAGTTCTGTAACGCAGCCGCACGAGAAGGACTCGATAGCTTTCCAACGTCAACCGAACTTCTTGAAGATCGTCGCAAAGTAGCACCAGTCGAATGGCAGCTACCAGAGCAAGAGTGGGTCGATCCCATGAGTGAACAACAAGCAGCAGAGTTGTCGCTGAAGTCGTTTACCGATACCGCACAAAACGTGCTTGGTGCTCGTGGATTGTCTTACCGTTCCGTCTACTACCAGGCAGCCAAAGAACGCAAGCTACGTTTGAAGCTCGGCCTGTTGACTCCTGAAGAACAGACAACACAGATGATGGCCGCACAAACTGGTGCAGCCGGTCCAGCAGACGAAGCCGCAGATATTGCAATTGAAGCAGAAGGTGGAACTGGCGAATGGATGGGGCTCAGTCGGTTGCAATGGAACCGCAACCGAAAAGCCTTGATGGACGTTCTCAACGGACTCGCAGACGGTTCGATGAGTAGGCCACTTGCTGAAGCTCAGTTAGCAATGATCGGGCTTGCACAGAAAAACATCGACGCAATTATTGCAGACGCATCGGACGGCGTTGTTGATAATCCGATTCCAGCCGAAGAGGAGGTGGCAGCAAATGTCTAAGAAAGGCAAGCTACCACCAGTCAAGTCAAACGCACTCGCAATGCGTTCCGTTGCTGTTCAATCCGCAACAGCAGACGCAACCAAGCGATCTGTTCGCGTTGTAACCGCAACCGAGAATCCAATCGATCGATGGGACGACTCGCGGCAAATGGTCGTCGCTGAAGTCCTAGAAATGGACGGAATGACATTGCGTTCCGGTGCGACGCAGATACCTATCGTCGATAGTCACGACACGACAACCGTTCGCAACGTACTGGGTAGCCTTCGCAATCTAACGATCAGTGGTGACGAGTTCGGCGGTACAGCTTACTTCGCAAGCGACGACGACAGCCAAACCGCATACGGAAAGCTTCTCGAAGGTCACATCACTGACTTTTCAATCACTGCACAACCTGACGAGGTGCTAGAGCTTCGTGCGGGTCAATCTTACACGACATCGCGAGGGACTGAGGTTATCGGACCCGCGAACGTCATAACGAAATGGACTGCACTCGATGCAAGCCTAGTGGCCACTGGGGCCGATTCACGATCGACAGTGCGTCGGTCTTACACCGATTT